GCCTTCATTTTTCTAGTTGTCGAGCGTGAGCCGCCCTATCAAATCGGCATCTACGAGCTAGACAATGACGCCTTAGCTGAAGGCCGATGGCTCCGTAAAAAAGCACTAGACACCGTGGCATTCTGCCTCGCTGCTAATAGCTGGCCCGGTTACACCCCAAACCAACCGCAAACCCTTTCGCTGCCCTCCTGGGGCTTTGACTCATGAGTTCTTCAACAGACATGCACAACCCTGCACCGCTGCCTTCATTGCAGCCCTTGGTTGAAGCCTTGCTGGAGTTTCACAAATCAGTGCCGCCCATCAACAAAACCGCAAAGGCTCAATATGGCAAATTTGCAGACCTTGAAACAGTCCTTTCAACTGTCACGCCTCATCTAATCAACAATGGGTTGGTTGTCTCGCAAGGCTTTGAGCCAAGCAATCATGACAACAACCCGATCTTGGTCACTCAATTGCTCCATATCAGCGGAGCTAAACTCGTCAGCCGGCTGCCCATGGTCGTTGGAGGACGAGGCACAAATCCTTTGCACGATTGGGGCGGCAGCTGCACTTATTCTCGGCGTTATAGCTTGCTTTCAATACTGGGGCTGACTGCTGACATGGATATGGACGGTGATTTTGCTGATGATCAACCTGTAGAAAAACCAACCGCTAAGCCAGCATCAGTCAAGTCTGAACCGTCCGCTGAATACAAGCGGCAAGTTGCTACTAAAGCAGAGATGGACAAAGATCCGCTTTTCCGCTGGACGCATCGCATCGCTCAATTAACTGCCGAAACCAACTGGGCAGAAGTTGAAGTTCACATCCGCCAAAGCAAGGATTTCAATGACGAGCAACGCGAAGAGCTGCTGAAAAAACTTGCCGAGGCAAAAGCCAGAGCCGCTGAATTTTTCAACGTAAAATCATGACCCAAGATCAATATGACCCGGACTACGCCGGACCCTTTTTCACTGAACAGCAGTTAGCGCAACGGTGGAACAAACACACAAGCACATTGGCCAGGTATCGCAAACACGGAACTGGCCCTGTGTTTTACAAAGTGTCCCAACTTGCGTACGGTCCCAGAATACCGGTGATCCGCTACAGGCTCCACGACGTGCTGGCCTACGAGCTAGCAAATTCAATCTTTCCTGATCTACACAACAATGTCTGAATACATCGCAGCACTGCCCGTTAACGGCAAATGGAGCGTTTATGAAAACGGCCCTGATCATGAATACAAGCCCAACGGCAAAAGGCTCGTGCTCAAGATTCCCGTCGAATCTGTTGCAGCGTATGCGCAGTATTTGATGACCCTTGCGGATGACACCAGCAAACACAAAGACATGAACGTCTGGGACTTTGCTGCTAAGCAAACCAAGTCAGTTAAGTGCATCAACGTCAGCCACAACGCAAAGGACGGCGCAACGGATGATGACGGCTGGTATGGAAGCATTGCCCCGGCTGCATTGACCCCGCCAGCGGCACCACAAGGTTGCCCGATGCCTGGAACCCTGCAAGGCAGCAACGACAACGACATCCCGTTCTGATGGCGAGCCCTGAACTAGAAGCGTTCTATGCGCTTGAAGGTATGGGCATGGTTTTGGAGGGCGAGTTCTTCTCGCCTTCTAAGGCCAAAGAAAGCCATTACACCGAATTGCTAGAAGCAGTTGAGAAGATACGAAAGCAACCAATTAAACGGAACGCATCAACTCATCAGAATCAATCTCAGCAATCCGTTTTACCGCCTGACTCAAAAGTTTTGATTGATGCCAAGCCTGCCTAGTCAGTGCGCTGCACAGTTCTTGCAACGTGTGGACATCTTCCACGTCATGAATTGATCGAATCTGACGCTCAAGGGTTAGCTCTTCCTCTAGCGTTTGTCTGACGCTCATCCAGTTCCAGCTCATGGGCTTTCAGGGATTGAAGAACTTTGCGCTCCTCTGAATAAGGAGCCCTTGCACGCATGTAATCATGCACGCTGTGGATTAGCCAGTCCGGCGGCCAACAGTTGCTCCAGTTGACAGGTTGCGCACAACCAACAACCACCGTGCTGTAGAACGCGACAAAATATGACCACAGCCAATAGAGGTTCAATCCTCTAACCCACCTTCTATTTTTGTCAGCGGCGCCGGTTGCAAGGCTGAAACTGAAACACCTTCGGCGTCATCCATAAACTCGCGCAACGCTGCTCCAGTTGGCGTGTACTTTGGCCACTTCACAGCCTTAAGCACATCCTTTCGGGTCAAGCAGATAAAACTGGCGTGCGGAACCCATACCAAATAGTTTGGTGGGCCTTCGCGTGGTTTGCGGTAGGTCACGCTTAATGCGTTTGCACGTCTGAACTCTTTTGCTGCCATTTGCTTTTGTTCTGTGTACCGTTGGGTTTCCCACTTTCATAAGCGGGTCAGTCAGGCTTGCCAGGGGCACCCGGCCTGCTAATTAGCTCATGGCGCGAGAACCATGCGTAGTGCCCCAATCATTCGTCGTCCACAAGGATCACCCAGCCAGAACCTGGGCCTTCCACTTGCCAGCGTTGGTTAAACGTCCCACGGGGCACCCTTACATTCTTGCCCCCATAACGGGTTTCATGCCCACCACGTTCAATGCGTGGAGCGCCCATTGGATCGTGCATTACCCACTGAGCATCACCCGTTGATTCCGTACCTTCAAACCCAACCAGCACGCTCCAATGCCCGCATGAATACGAATCACACATTGGTGGTTCGCCGCGCAGCATATTCCCATGATGCAGCCAGCCAACAAGGACTGGACGACCGCTGGCAATCTCTGCTTCGACTAACGCTCCATCAGCATCATTCCTGAACTCGGCGTGCAGACCAAGCTCTCTCAGTGTCCTTACTTGGGCTCTCACGTCGATCGTGTCGCCAAACCTTTTCCGTACTTCCCCATACTCTTCTGCGGTTTTCACCTTGCCGTACATAAGAGCCAACATTGCCGCTGATGCGTCTAAACACCGTCGATACCCCTTGTAGTCAAAATCTAGTTGGTGGACATAAGGAACAACTGCCTTCTGGGCAATGCCACTAGCCTTCCACGCTTCAAACCACGCTGCGTCTTCCGCTAACAACTCTTCAGGCAGCGCATCCTCTAGCTCTTTGATTGCGGCAAGCTGATGCGGGCTATCAGAGCGGAAAAAGGCAAAGAAGGGGAGCAACGCAAGGCTCATTAGATTCCCGAGGCGAGGCGTCATCGCGCTAATCCTGCCGTGTCACAACGCTTGTTGCCATCAAGGAAACCTGTGTAATAAATCAGGCCAGCTGCAGACAGCACCGTGCCAGACAGCACCGTCAGCATCCCAATGAAAATTGCAAAAATGACGCGCTTGCGGATCACTTTTGAGCGGCTTGCGGAAACAAGTTTCTCTCTAAAAGCGCACAGAGTGAATCGTCAACTGTGTTGTCTGAACGCTTCGCATAAGCCTTCAAAAGATCCAAAACCAAACGCTTTAAGCTCTCAGAACGCAAGAACTTAAAAAGGATTGGCTTGACGATCAGGAACATTGCAAGTTTATCAACTGCAAAAAGTCTAATTCCGGTTTGCGTGGCCTTCCAACCGTGCCACTGCCTGCTCTAAATCACTGAGCCTGGCAAAGACTTCCTGGTCCCTGCTCTTGATGTCGGTATGAAGCACGTCGAGCTGCCTGCTCAAGCCATCAACAGCAGTCGTCAAACGCACCAGCGAATCACGCCCCTGCAGGCTCTGTTGCTTCAAACCTGTGATGCCAAGACCAGCCACGGTGATTGACGCACCAGCTGCAGCAGCCCAAACTTCAACCATGCTTCGACCTCGGCATTAATCCCATCATGGCAGAACCACAAGAAAATCAAGAAAGCCAAGAGAAAGAAGGCATCGCAATCGCTGATCTTGTGAAATGTGCTGTCTTGGTCTGGAGCGCCACATTACTGACTGTCTCCTATCTGGGTTTCTTCCCTCAGATGAAAATGGACAATACCTTTGTCGCTAGTTTGCTGACAGGAGCCATGGCTTCTTTTGGTATTGAACGCAAAGCTGCTAACCAGCAGAAAAAACAGCCACCTAAGATTGATTCAAAGGAGCCACAAAAATGAAACGCTTTTTGCCCTTGATCACCTTGCTGGCTCTTAGCCCAGCAGCAAAAGCCGACATCAGCCACAAAATCCAAAGCTCTGTTCAGCTTCAGGTTGGTGGTGCGATGACTACAGCAAATCGCATTGGCTCTTCATTCAGCAT